AAGTCACCTCGTTACAGAATATTATATCACAAAATGGTATGATTTGTGTTTAACGTGCTAAAAAGCCAGCCGTATCAAGGGGGGTTACAGTGTTGTAAAGTGCTGTAAACTTAATTTGTTCCCCTTTTTGTACACCCTCAAAGATTCCCGAGAGCTTTTTCATAAAATGTAACAGCATTTTTTGCATTCTCTTTTGAGAGGTGGCTATAGATGTCCATGGTCATTGATATTCTAGAATGACCAAGACGATGCTGGAGTTCCTTGTAGGGTATTCCGGAGTTAAGCAGCAAACTAGCGTGCGTGTGGCGGAAACCGTGAAAGCCGATGTTAGGCAGTCCGATATTCCTCAGGCGTGTGGTCAACCTGTTCCCTAGGGTCTTATCCTCAGGATAGTCATGGATAAAGTCGGAAAATACTACCGTTTCAGAACGTCCGAGGGTCCAAGCCTCTTGTATCTGTCGCCGTCTGTATTCTTTCAGCATGGCTACCGTCTGCCCGTCGATGTTTATATCGCGTATGCTGGCATTTGACTTGGGGGAGTTGATTGATCCATAGCGGTTTAGTGTTTTTGTGATGCTGACCGTGGCGTTGTTCAAGTCAATATCTGACCAGTGCAGTGCCAGCACCTCATTGATACGGCACCCAGTGGCTAGCAGAAACTTGTATAAAGTCACTTCGTAGAGGTTTCTGTAATTGGTTAAGTCTAAGCTGTCCAAGTAGTCAAGAAACTGCTTAAGTTGCTTATCGTTGAAGTGCTTAACTTTCTGCCTAGTGGCTTTTTTTGCGTTCCTGGGCAATATGACTTCCCGAGCTGGATTGTATGGCAGAACTTGCATAACAACACCGTATTGCAATATACGTTTGTTCAGCGCGTGGATTTTGTCATAGTGCAGATAGGCACCAGCTTCCCCTGTATTTGCTTTGTCTGCTAATTTGATGACGATGCTTTGGAGGAGTGGGGTCGTCAGTTTATCGAGCTTATAGGCTCCGAATAGTGGAATGACGTGCCTATTTAACAGTGCTTTGACATTCCCACGGGTATTTGGCTTTACTGTGTGCTTATAGCTATTCCACCACAATTCTGCCAACTCTTGATAATTGGTTATGGTAGCACTTTGGTAGCGTGTTGCTCCGTCTGTTTTAAAAGTCGCAATAGCTTGCTGAGTTTTGTTTTTAACCTCCTTCTTGGTCCTGCCCGTGATATTAGTCTTGACTTTCTTACCAGTGATGGCATCTACTCCTAGGTAAACACTGGCACGGTAGACAATGCTACCATCTTTCTTTTTTACCTCAGTTATTTTCATGATATTCCCTTTCTATCATCAGCAGGCAAGCCGTAAAGGTTTTATATCATGCGTAAAGCCACGAGAATAGCTCTATTTTCGTTTATTTTGGCTTAGTAGGGTAAATATATCGGTCAAGATTAAAATGCGAATATGGGCGTTTTGGAGCGTTTGACAGGGTGGATAATATTCTGATATGATAGACAAGCCCCCGGATTTTATTGAAGGGAGGTGATTTACTTGTCAAATGAAACCATCATCATCACGTTTCTTTTGCCTTTGTTGGTTGGTATTCTAACAGCATTGTTTGAGTATTGGCTAAACAACCGCAACAAGTAAAGCCTTTCGGGGCAAAATAAAAACCCTCAACGTTCGGACCGTTGGGGGCTTTTTGTTTGGACTTACTTGTCAAAGTGAAATCCTTTCATCATCTTACCCCAAGTATAGCACCCCTTTATTCAGTTGTCAAATGGTTTTATCTTTCCTTTGATGGTTATAGACCGCCCTAGAATTGCCAAATCGTAGCAAAGTATCGGAATAGGATGGATTTCGGTTTCTATAGTGATTATCAACCCTAAAGGAGTTTTAGGAAGTCCAGTTCTGATAAGATTTCAATTTCTTGGCCTGTTTCTAACAGTTCAAAAGCCTTTTTCATTTTGTTACTTTGTCCACTTTGTCCGACAATCCTGAAATCCTGTTCCCCAATAACCAAATAATTTGTTCTAGTTGTCACATTTCCTTCTGGAATGCCTCCAAGTAGAGCTATTTCCTTGGCGGCTTCTTGTCTGGTGAAATGTTCTAGCTTTCCAGTAAAGACAAATCGAGCCCCATAGACTGGATTTGTCTGATCCATGTTCGCCTGTTCCTCTTCAGTGGGAATGTAGAACTTGTTTTTAGGGCTATATTTATGCCTGATAGAAGTTCTAGTAAAACCATGCTCGCCTAGTACACCAAACTTTTTATAGCGAAGTGAGGTCAGAAATGTTTCCAAGTCTGTATTGCCTGTCAGTTCCATCATTTTACAAATAAGCTGACCGCAAACTTTTGCATCAGATAACGCCTCATGGTGTACCAGTTCAAAGTTAAATACCTCTGCCAAATGGTTGAGTTTATAGGAAATTTGACCAGGATAAGCAAACTTAGAAACATAATAACTACAAAAATATCTTATGTCATCAAATGGCAGTTGATACTTGATATAGGCATCTTTCAAAGCATTCATATCAAACTGAGCAAAATGGGCGACAACGGGCAAGCCGTCAATAAATTCAATCAGCTTAGGGCGTAATGTCGGGAAAGTTGGAGCATCTTTTACATGTTCAGGAGTAATTCCGTGGATAAAGGTATTAAAAGGGTCAAATTCTTCTTCAGGATTGATGTGGCTATAAAAGAAATCAGTTATCTTCCCATTTTCAAATTTTACTAGCCCAATAGTACATAGGCTTCCCCTAAAATAATTAGCTGTTTCAACATCTAAGGCAACAAATGAGTTCATAGTAACACCTCTATTTTTGTGATAGTGATTTTACGATATTTTGAATATTTAGTTTATCTTCAGTTGATAAAAAAATGAAATTTGTTAGCAATTCCACTTCATCCGCTGGTAATGTCCCAAGTGAAAAGAAGAAATCACTTAGTTTATATTCTGCTTCAGTCAGTAACTTTCTATCAAGCAATTTCTTTTCTAATTCTTTTGCTGAAAAGTCTTTGAAATTTGGAATTAAGCTGAGAAGAATACTCTGGCGGAGTTTTTCATAATAGCTTTCATCTTTTAAATTAAAAAAATTTTCTTGCCCGTCTGCAACTTTTAATTCATAGTGAGCCCGAAAGGCCTTATAATAATCCGTTTCATACTCTTCTGAGTTTGTTAGATTTTTTAATGCTTCTTTTAGGTTATCTTCAAAACCAAGTAAGTACCCAACAGACACACCAAAATGGTCAGCGAGTGCTTGGGCTGGTCTTGACTTTATTTCATTATTTGGATTTTCCCAGTTTTGATAGGTTCTTAAAGTTACACCTAATTTCAACTTACCTTTTACTATTTTTTCAAAAAAATCTTTTTGGGAAAGATTGCTTGCTTGTCTTAGTTCTTTTAGCCTATTTGTTGCGCCCATATTCTTCTACCTTTCACAAAAATAAGTATAACACGGATATTCGAAAAAACAAAATAATGAGTGAAAAAACTTTCATTTCTCCCTTGACAATGAAAGTTTTTTCGTTTATCATTGGTTTGTAAACGAAAGTTTTTTCGTTCAAGAAAGGAGGGAAAACAATGCTACTAACGGAAAATCATGCTAGAAAAGTACGGCGCAAGCGTGCAGATTTACAAATTGGAAAAATAGAACTAGCTAAAAAATTACAAATTTCACCGCCTACACTTGCCAAAGTAGAGCAGGGTAACTATGATGCCCCACGCCGTATCTATGAAAGTGTCATAAATTGGCTATTAGAAGATGTGTAAGTTTTCCTAACTACCTTTCACACACACTATAGGAAAATCGCACAAAAATAGAAAGGAGCAGGCGAGTATGGAATTAGGTATTATTTTAAAAAATGATGAGTTAGTTGTGGACAGTTTAACTGTTGCAGAGGTATTTGAGAAGAAACATCGACGAATTTTACAAGATATTCGGAAAATTGAAGAGTATTTTGACACGACTAATTTTAGCCAGTTAAAATCTGAGCCCGTTGATTTTAACCAGCACAATTTTGTGCCCGTTGATTTTGAAGACTATTTCTATCTGGAAACGTATAGAGATAAAAAAGGGCAAGAACGCCCAGTCTATTACATGAACCAAAAGGGCTTCACTTTATTGGTGATGGGCTACACTGGTCAGCGTGCTTTTTCATACAAGGTGGCTTATATTGAGCAATTTGAGGAGATGAAGAGACAGCTGCAAGGGCAGAACCGCGGGGAGATGACCCAGGCACAATTACTAGCCTACATCAAGCACTATTTGGCAGGCAGTCGGGTGATCATTCAGCCCAAAGATGAAGAAATGTACTTAGATTATTATTGTGTCGGCATTTACAGCCTACTACGCTACTACGGTTTCAAAAAGTCCATTCCTTGCAGTTATATCCGTGAGTTACGCCCTAAAGTGATGGAGATTGGTTTGGCAGGGTTTGAAGAAATTGTGAACTATTGTGCCGTTAAGAATAAGCTAAAACTTGCATACGTCAAGGCGACGGCACAGGATTTCCAAGCGTCAGAGGTTGACCAGGCCAAGCCCCCACTTTTCAGCATTCTTGGCTTGCTGGACTATACGGAGGAGGTGGCGACATAGGCGGATTGATATTTTTGATACTAAAAAAGACCGCTGAGAAGATAGCGGACTTACTAGAAGCATTATTTGAGTGAAGGAGTTATCAGAATGGCAAAACAGGCATATCTTTTCCCACATCCAACCATTGAGGAGTTATGTGAGAGCTTGAACGAGTTACTAGCAGACAATCCTGAGTGGATTTTGACCAACGTGGACATCATGAAGCACGAAGACGGCACTTACACGGGCATACTTGACTACTTAGAGCCGTTGGAGAGGTGACGAGATAACAAAAAAGGCTTATGCAACCGACCAAAGTAGCAAGCCTTGAAAAAAAACGACTAAAACACAATCAGCAGGCAAGCCGTAAGGGTTTTAGTAAAAGTTTTATAGCTAGATTATAGCATATCTAGGACACTCTGACCATACAGAGGGGCGCTAACCCTTAAAACTGGAGCAGAAAAGTATTAGGTGCAGGTATCGCCATTAGCGAAAGCCAAACCACCCTAAGAAAACAACCCACTGGCTAGGCTATTGTTTTGGCACAGGCTTACACGACCACAGGGCAACCTGGTAAGTCTGGGGCGGGGCAACCGCTGGGAATAGTCTAGGCTAGGAAAAGAAAACGTATAGTAAAGAACCAATAAGTAAAGTCTTTTCAACTCACGGAGATAGCCCACACGGGCTATTACACAGACACAATAAAGAAACGAGGTAAAACTACATGAAAGATAGTAACAGAGAAACGATAATCCATTTTGAAGTATCTAGCAATGAATACGCACCAGTAAAGGCTGCAATATCGGAAGAGCTGGAAGCCGTTATCAGCAAAGTATATCAGCTAGATCATGAAACAGGATGGACATTGCACTATCTAACCGACATCATGCTAAAACACTTTCACGAGGATGTTGTACGAGTTCCTTACGGTGATTTAACAGCGATAGAACTTGCTTTGAATGGTTTCCTTTCAAGAATCGAACATACTAGGATGCTACTTCTTAAAGCTGGATATGAGGATAAGGTAGGGGTAGGCAATCCGATGTGGTACTTAAAACTAGCCTTACAAGATTTTGAACATATGAAAAAAATAGCCAAGGAGGAGGCTAAAAAATGCAAGAAATGACAATCGAAACAGCTTTGACGTTGATAGCAATCTTTACACCGCTGAACCTCTTTCTATGGTTTCGCGTTGGTTTGGGCACTTTTCAGCTTGATATAGAGCCTAAAATCAAGACCGAGGGTAAAGATACCAGACCGCTGACAAATACGAACTATGGGGCTTATATTCAATCACAAGGCAGATATTACAATTAACGAATCAGACAAAAACACGAAACTAAAAGAAAAAGGTAAAAAATGAAAGATAGAGCTAATGATATTTTAGTCGATTACGAAGGACTTTGTGGACAACTTACTGATGTACTGGAAGTGTTGGATTTTGCAACTGCAGGGCATAGCCAGGTTATTACATCTGCTATTGTCAATACTTCCATTCACGCATTGCAAAAGATTATCACAGATCACACAAAACTAGCTAACAATTATCGAACGGGAGGTAACAGATGACATACACAATTGACATTTTTCCGAAACCAGAGAACGCACCAGATAGACCTTATTTTACCGAAGAAATTTTCATCAGCAGTTGTCAACGTGAACTTGATAACCTGAAAAAAGCAACCAAGTTACTAAAAGCAGAACATGAAATTCATAATATTCTCAAGCGTAGCCAAGAACTTTACAGAGATATGATCTACGGAGTGAAAACAAATCAAATCATATTTACTAACCAAGGACAAGAAAAGAGGGCTATTGATGACTAAAAACCAACTTGAACAACTAGCAAAACAAATAATTGACAATACTACCCCAGAGGAAACACAGAATTTTCTTGATTTAGATCATGAGGGGAAACGGTTATGGACAAAGAACAAAATTATTAGTCTGGAGGTGCAGGCATGACAGAAAACCAACTACCACCACACCTATACAAAGTTTTCAAGCTACTACCGCTTGGAATGGAATTGCCTATCACGGGGACAGATATTGAACGCTTGACAGGCTTGGACATCCGAACCATTCGGGAACATATCCGCCAGCTTATAGTTGATTATGGTATTCCAGTATGTGGCGGACGTGATAACAAGCTAGGTGGCTACTATATCCCCCAGAATGAAGTGGAACGGCTTGCAGGGGTGCTACCACTCCAAAAGCAATACGACCAAGAACATAAGCGCATTCATGCATTATTGATGGCAGACTTGACAGACTGGAGGAAGTATAGAGATGTTTAGTCTAAGCAGAGAGAGCGAGCAGGATCTAACTCATGGCTTGCTGGATATTGTCCGTAAGTACCTGGAAGGACGTGAGAAAGTTAAACCGAGGATACTTGGACTAATTACCGCCGAACAGTTGAAGGATGAGCTGGACATAGAATATAAGACTTTGCAACGGTGGGAGAAAAACGGTCTAAGAAGATACCAACCACCGCTAGAAGATACTAGAAAAATCTTTTATCGGGTCAGTGATATTTTGATATTTTTTGGGGTAGAAGATGGCAGATAATAAAAAGTATTACTACTTAAAGCTGAAAGACAATTTCTTTGAAAGTGATGAGGCAATCATCCTGGAAAGTATGCCAGACGGTTATATTTATAGCAATATCCTTTTGAAATTGTATCTACGCAGTCTAAAAAATAATGGGGTACTGATGTTTAATGACTTAATCCCTTATAACGCTCAAATGCTTGCGACAATCACACGGCATCATGTAGGAGTTATCGAGAAAGCAATACAGATTTTCCAGCAACTACGTTTGATTGAGATTTTGGATAACGGTGCAATTTATATGACCAATATCCAAAATTTTGTAGGAAAATCAAGCACAGATGCTGATAGAAAACGAGCAGAATATAACAAAATAAAGCGAGTTGGAGAAATCTCCACCATAGAAACGGACAAAACTCCACCAGAGATAGAGATAGAAATAGAGAAAGATATAAAGTTAGATATAGATATAAATAAAGAGATACATTCCGAATTGAACAATTCGGCAGAACAAAGTTCTGAATATGTTTTTCCCAATTGGCTTAATCAATCATCTATCGATGAACTGAAAAAAGTCAGCCCAAAGAATTACCCCATTTACATCCCTATCCAGTATCTCAACCAAGAAACAGGACACACTTATAAATTTATAGCTACTCACACCAAATTCATTCAAGCTAGATACAAAGATGGCTACACCCTTGAGGACTTCAAGAAAGTTATAGATACCAAGGTAGCCCAGTGGAAGAATAATACCGAAATGGCAAAATATTTACGACCTAAGACCCTATTTTCTCCTAGCAACTTTGACAGCTACTTGAACGAGGCACCGAAACCTATTCAGGCAGAGCAGGACAACATGGATCCGTTACCATTTTAGAAAGGGGCAAGCATGGAAAATCATTTAGACAAAATTACTGTACTGGATGAGCTTTGCGAAAAACACGGCACACCGCTTTGGCAATTTCCTTACATGAGCCGAGGACAAGAACACATTTCTAAAATGTGCCAAGTCTGTACGCAGGAAGGCATAGCCCTGACGGAGCAGGAAACCTTGGAAGTGGCACGCAATCGCCAGAGGTATGTGACAACCTACAATGTACTTATACGAGATAGTACAGTACCCGAAGAACTGAGAGAGGCAACCTTTGAGAATTTCAAGGCAGAAACCGCCGAAGAGAAGCAGATGCTGGAGTTTGCCAGAGGGCAGGTTGAAAAGTACAAGCAAGGCATGACAGGCAACACGCTTATAACGGGCCAAACAGGTATCGGAAAAAGTCATTTATCTTTTGCTATGGCTAAAGCCTTGAACGAGTATTTTAAGGAGATTGGTGAGCCTAAGAGCGTTCTATTCGTTAGCTTGACTGAAATCATTAAGCAAATCAAAAACGGCTGGAACTACGGAAAAGGGGCAAACCTGACAGAGTTTGATGCCGTTGAGCAACTGACAAAGGTTGATTTTCTCATCTTGGACGATTTAGGGGCAAAGAATGCGACTATTGCTCCTAAAAGCGACTGGGAGCAGGATTTTCTATTTGACATTCTCAACAACCGAGAAACCACAATCATCAACACCAATCTAAACAGCCAGGAAATCAAAACAGTTTACAACGCACGAAATGCGAGCCGAATTTTCAAAGGACTAGAAGGGAATTCATTCAAGGCTTTCAGTATTTCAGACAAACGCTATTCAATCAACAAACTAAAAAAAGGAGAATAATACCATGACCGAACAAGAATTTTTTAAGCAGGCAGAAAAGGAACTGGAGGAATTAAACCAGAAGCGAGCTGAGTTCATGTCTATGGATTTTAAAGAACTCAATAATGCAGACTATATAAACTTTTTGACTATTGGAAATCGGATTTTTTCCGAAGATACCACTTTGAACGTGTACGAACTTTACAAACATCCAGATACTCGGGCGAAGCTCTTCGCGACAATCGCCAAAATTGCTTATCACGTCAATAATATGTTTCAGACTGCAGACCGAATGGAAGCGATGATTAACAATCTAGAACATCATTTTCAAAATACTGTCAAGAAACTAGTACATCAGACAGATAGTGACAAGCTGGCCGAGTTACTACTGGAAATCAAGAAAGAAAACCCGAATATGACAGCAGAGCAAGAAAGCCAGTTTATACGAGATATTGCAGTTAGTGGATTGTTAGCAGAGGAAAACTAAGGCATGAAATATAGGTTTATACCCCCTTAAAGTAACATAATGAAACGATGTTACATTCATTTTATAAAAATTAGTCTAGAACTAGGCATATCAAGGAAATACAAGAATGGTTTGAAAGTAACAGAATGTAAGATAAGTTACATTCAATAGTATAAAACCATAGGCAAGAAGCCTGATTTTAGCTATCAAAAAAATCACGTATTTAACATATTGAGAATTTGTAAATTCATTTTAACAAAATTAGCTGAAACCATTGGAAATACTGATTATATTCGATGTTCTCCAATTTAACAGAATATAAGATATGTTAAATTCAATTACAAAAGAACATAGGCATAAAAGGAGCTAAAAACAATGGAAGATATTAAACAAAAAATAGCTGAACGCTATAACCTACCTCCCCTTATAGCTGAACGTTTAAAAGGGGAAACAATACGGGAATTAGAAGTCGATGCTAAACAGTTATCGGAGTATTTTCAAATTAAAGAACCTGATCCAATACCTCCACTAAAATGTTTAGAACCAATCAAAAATCCAAACGGACCTTGGGCAGCAATAGCAATGGAATTAACAAGTAATTAAATCAAATCAAAAGGAGTTAAAAAGCAATGATTACATTCGAAGAATTAGAAAAAGAAATCAATACCAAGACCGAAGAAGCTAAGAAAAGAAAAGAGAAAATTGAACAAAAAATCAAAGAAAATTATACCAAGATTACAAACACACATAGAGAGAGGGAAAAAGCTAAAGAAGTTTTAGATACTGATAAATACACAAGTTTAGGGATAGAATTAGTTAGCCTTAAAGAGACTACAGAAATGCTTGAGGGACAGAAAAAAGAATGTGAATATAAAATCAAAAATATCTCTAGCCTTTTAGATAAAAGAAAATTGAATGAATTACACGATTATACAGAGCAGGAAAATTTGAAGCTATTTCCAGAATGGGAAAAACACATAAAAGCATTAGAAAGATTAAAAGAACAGTCTATTGAATTGGTATCGAACTACGAAAACGTATCTAACCTTTTCTTCAGAGAAGACCGCCAAGCAGGTATATCCTTAATCACTGCACCATGGGAATATAAAGGTTATGATTTAACAGGAATTGACCTACAACCACTAAAAAATAGAATCGAGTCCGCTAGAGAAAAAGGTTTTATAAAATAAATGTATAACAATAAAAACATTCTAAAAATAAAACGTTGACATCGCAGTCAGAAAACATACAGGGGGGGTACCACCCTCCCCACCGCCTCGGCGGCCCTTCACGCCGTCACTGTACATTTTTTTGTCTGCGAGGGAAAAAACGAAAATGAAAGGTAAGTATGAAACAGATCTGTATTTATTGCAAAATTGAAAAACCATTAGACAGCGTACACTTTCCCATGCATAAGCGAAAAAAATCGGGCTTTGATTCTAGGTGTATCGAGTGTAAACGCCTATACGATAAAAACAGATATTTGAAAAAACGTGGTAAAATACTAGAGCAAAAAAGAAAATACTACCAGCGGAAAAAACAAAAAACCGCCCTCTAAAAGATAAAGGGACGATTTGCAAGAGACGTCTGAAATTTAAAAGCTATCACAATGATACCATTTTTAGATATTTTAAACAAATCGGAGGTAGTCAATGACTAAAAAAGAAATTAAAAATAGAGCTGTGGAAGTTTTAGAAAAATTTGGCAGATACCAGCGTCAAGCAGGGGTTACTTTTTCCCTTGGTTCATCTGGAAATTTTTCAGAATTCCCCAAGCACCATCCAAATGAACATTTTGACAAGCTAGCCGACAATGTGGCTAGAAAGGTATCAGCAGAGCAAGAAGTACAATACTACTTTGATGCTATTGAACTACTTTCCCGTAAGGAATTTAAGTATATACTGAAAAATAAATTTATAGTTACTGATAAACTTTCAAATATGCGACTACAATATGACTTACAAATTGGGGAAACGACCTTTTTTTCATGGTATGAAAAAGCTTTGTTGGAGTTTGCGGAGGCATATAAGAATGGGAAAATTTTAGCAGAATTAGGGTTACTATGAGCGACAAAATTATTTTGACAAAATTAGCAAAAAGAAAACTAAAGGAGTTTCCCCGCTGGTGCAGGGTGGCAGTTCTGCATAATGACATGATACAGGTAGATGAGAATTGGACCATAAAGCTGTTTGAGTTTGACCCTGAAGACTACAAGGGCAAGGTACACGGCTGGCAACGTGAGGCACCAAACGAGGTCAACGAGATTTTGAAAGCTATCAACACGATAGCTAAACCAAGACATCGAGCTATACTTATCATGAGTTATATATCACCCGACAAGATACGAACAGCAGAACAAGCGAAACGGTTGAGGATAGCTGAAAGCACTTACTACTTGGCTAAAAATGAAGCTTTGAAAGAGTTCGCCGGTCAGTACCGTAGTGGCGAACTACTGCAGCACTTGGATAGTTAAATTTGGGACCCTTCGGAAATACCCCCATCTTTTTTTGAACGGGGTAGGTTTGTTCAGGAATAAACAACGCCACCCTCTTCCGTGCACGATTTTCCCTTTTTGAAATTTTTGAACGGATACAGTAAAACACAGTAGGAAACAGTAGAAGCATGATATAATACACTTATCAGCAATCAAAAAAGCGTACCGAATGGATACGCTAGTCCTTGCCTGCTGAACTCATTATTTTTAGTCTATCATGCTATAAATGATAGGCTTTTTTTGTTCCCCTTTTTGTACACTTTCTAGGGAAATGTAACGCTGTATAAAGTTTACACTTTTTTTCAAAAATTCAGTAAAATCAACTGAAAAGGCGTGTAAAGCAACCAAATGCTAAAGCCAAGCATACCTTATCACAAAATGGTATAATGGAAGGTACAATGTTTGAAAGAGGAAGAAGATGAAATTACAAGAGGGAGTAGATCTTCATTTTATTGATACAGATCAGTTTACGACAAATCGTATACGTATTCGCTTTGCAGCTGAAATGAGTGAGGCTACAGTTGCTGGTCGTGTGTTAGTTGCAAATATTTTTGAAATGGGTAACCAAGAATTTCAGACTGCTCAGGCTGTTCGGAGAAGATTGGCAGAATTGTATGGTGCTCAGTTCTCGACCTCAGTTTCGAAACGTGGTAGGGTGCACTGTGTAGATGTGACAATTTCATATGTCAGTCCTCGTCACTTGCCAGAAAATGAGGATATTACAGTAGAGATTCTTGATTTTTTATACACGTGTATATTTAGACCACTGAAAAAGGGACGAGGATTTGATAGCCAGATTTTCGAGGTTGAAAAAACGAATTTAATCAATTATCTTCAGTCAGAGATAGAAGATAATTTTTATCATGCAGATGTTGAAATGAGTAAGCTTTTTTATAAAGATCCCTCTCTTCAAATTCCACGCGTCGGTAGGCTTGATTTGGTTGAAAAAGAAACAGCAGAATCAACCTTTCAGATTTATCGGAATATGTTGCGTATGGATAAAATTGATATATTTGTCTTAGGGAAGGTTGACAGAGTGCAAGTCAAAAGAAAACTTGAAGATTTTGGTTTTACTTATAGAAATCCAAAATTAGAGTTAGAATATCATCAGGAATACTCAAACATAACGCAAGAAAAAATCGAGCGTAAACAGGCAAGGCAGTCCATTTTGGAATTGGCATATCATTTACAGGTGGTTTACAACGATGTAAACTATCCTGCTTTGATGGTATTTAATGGTCTACTGGGTGCTTTCTCCCATTCGAAGTTATTTATGAATGTTCGTGAGAAAGAAAGTTTGGCCTATACAATTGGAAGTCAGGTCTCTATTTTTTCAGGAATGCTGAAGGTTTATGCTGGAATTAGCCGCGAAAATAGACTCAAGGTAATGAAGTTAATTAGTAAACAACTACTTGATTTAAAATGTGGTAAATTTACAGAAGAAGAATTAGAGTTGACAAAAAACATGTTGATTCATTCAGCAACCTTGGCTCAAGATAGGCAGAATAATTTGATAGAACAAGTATATAATCAAGTTACCTTAGGAAATAGAAATTTAAGTTGGCTAGATTGGATTGAGGCTATCAAATCGGTATCAATAGACGATGTCATTCGAGTAGGACAGATGATTAATTTACAGGCTGTTTACTTTATGGAGGGGACAGAAGAATGA